TGCTTGACTAATTTGTAATGACTGGTTTAGTTTTTCCTGAGCGTTTGATAACATTCCATTCTTTGCATCTAACAAAGCTCCAAGACTAGCAATATCTGCTGCACCTCGTTGCTGAATGATTGCTTGGCGACCTGTTATAAAAGCACCTGGTATTCTGCGACCTTCTTCATCGATAAGTTGGTTTTGAATAGATCTAGTCTTTTGATTAATCAATGAGTTTAAGTCTTGAATATCTTTTTCAATAGGTTTTAATACTTCTTGACCTCTGTTAAATTCATTGCGTAATACATCACCACCTCCACCAATAGTTTGAGCCAATGACTCTTGTTCAGCGAATTGTTTTTGCTGGTCTACAATTCTTTGGTCAGTTAAGGTTTGTAAGTTTGTCTGTTCTTCTGTTTGAGCTTGAGCTGACTGTAGAGCTTGATTAGCTAAAGGTGCTGACTCTCGCATATTAATTTCAGGCACAACAAGTGTTGGCTGTGGTGCGATCACTGTTGATGCAGGAATAACGCCACTTGTTTGAGTAACGTCGTTTATAGCTTCCATATCGAATGTTGTGTTTTGTTCATCGTTCATAATTATAGTCTATCAAAGTATGTGAATAATGGGTCGTAAGCATCTGACGAAGGGTTTTGCTGAAAACTTGCAAACCTATTAGATACAAATACTCTTGAGTGAGTTTCTTGTCTTTTTATTAAATCAATTAAGAGTGATTGAGTTGCATTAACCCAAGCGTTTACTCTTCCTACTGATGGTTGATCTATTACGCCATCGTTAAATAATATTTGCGGTGCTGAACCAGCATAACCTGTAGCTGAACCATTGAATACGGCTTCTCCGTTAAATAAATAATCATTTCCTCCTGCTTTTGGTAGTAATTTCTTATTTACGTCAGTCAAGTTTATTTTAACTGAGTTAATACCATCATGTGTATGTCTTTTAACTTCTTGTGGTTGCTCAATGCTTGCTGTCTGTTCTCTTGTTTCTGTTACAATACTCATATTAGTTGGTTTCAAACTTCCATAATCCAGCTGTTGTATTCATTACAATCTTATACTGTATTTGTTCAGTTTTGGGTGTTCCTAATTGACCCTTAAATGCGAATAATCCAGAGTCTGCAACTAATTGCTCTGATGTTACAGTTTCTATGTGTTGCCATTCACCTGTAGTTGTTGTTCTAAAAAATAGCTTAACATATTCACCAGATCCAAAGGCATTATCAAAGTACATTGAATATATGCCCTGCTTTCCCTTATTAGCAACTGTACCTGTAATTTCCATATTAGAAACTATGTAAGCGTCATCATTTGTCCAATTAGCAACTGCTGTACCTGCAATATCTAATTCATAAATACCATCTAGTGTTGCGTATACCAATTTGTTAGGTGCTGATTTTCCTATAGCTGTAACCTGTTCCTCTGTTCCTATAAGACTCCATGCTCCGTTTTTAAATACCCATATACCTGTGTAAGTATCATCATTAATGATTTTAGCACCCATATAAGCTCCGTCATCAAAGAACTCCATACCCTTAGTAACAGCATCAAATTTAAACTTTGTCAATGAACATAAGTTTCTATTTTTCTGATACGAAGATAAGTTTGCAATATATACATTACCTGCTTTTTGTGATGTAATGTATAGTAAGTTATTTTTTGAACTCATAGCACCGATTGGCTCTCCAATGTTTACAGGAATGTCAAAGAATGCTGAGTTTAAATCCCAAAAGAATATTTTACCTGAATCTGTACCGATTGCCATATATAGACCAATATCAGCAAGTGCTGTAATTTTTGTGCTTAATGGTAAATCTAGTGCATCAACTAACAGTGTATATGTATCACTATCATCTGGGTCAAATGTATCTTGAGCTCCTCTTTCCTGTAGGGAAGCAATAGAACTACCATTTGCCCAATACATTGTATCTCTAATTATAATAGTTGGTGTAGAATCTACAGTACCTGTTGTAAATTTATAAACGGAGTAAGTAAGTCCTGATTTTATAACAAAGAAATCACCTGATCCACCTACTGATTTTATATTATTTGGTGCAATAATTGTAGAATCTCCGAGTTGAAGAAAAGATCCATCATAAGTAAAGAAATAAGTTTTATTACCAAATAGAATAAAACCATTATCATAAGAATCCATAGGAGCGTAATCTGTTCCAGATATTTGACCTAGTACACCAGATGTATTCCATCCAAGACCTGATGCTGTTGATACATATAGTCCTGCAACCCCTGCCTGTGTTCCATCTTCAAACAATGTTACAATATTTGTATTATCAATAGCTGATATATGAGGTTTGTTGTTAAATAAAACTTCACCATCATCACCACTAAATAATGTTTCACGAGATACGTTTGTAATAGAGTTACTTCCATTAAAGTCAAACCTTGTAAACTCTAAGAAACCTCTATCTTCATTTATTACTACTTCTTCATCGTTTATAATTTCTGTACGAGAATCAAACCTAATTGAATATCCAAGTACAACAATTTCATTATTATCAAACTGTTTTGCTTCTGCGTGTTGCAATGAATTACCTTTTGAAAAGTCATAAGCAATACTAGCTAATAGAGTACCTGATAGGTTGTAAACATAAATAGTATTTGTTGTTACAACTCCAAATGCTGTATCTGATACCTTTGTTACGTCTTGTATCGTTGCTGTGTATCCTGATGTATCAATGGTTGCATCTAATGTTCCGTCTTTATCCCTTAAAAATACATTTTGAGATTCAGTTACAACAAACTTGTCGTTAGTAATCATAGCTACATACTTTTCATTTCCTAATACGGGTGAAAATTGCTGTGTAAACTGTGATTGAGTTTGACCCTTTGTTATAAGTGTTTCAAATGAGCTAGATAAGAGATTAAATCTTCCATCATTATTTGTATCAGTCCATATACCTTCATCAGTATTAGGTATTGTTGGTAATGGGAAAAAGTAATCACGCCACACCATACCACCAGAAAAAGCACCATTACCACTTGATAAATAAGAGTTATTTTTTGACTGATATAATGCACCACTTCCAAGTGTTAATTCTGATAATTCACCACCTAGTGTATTACCAACTGACTTTACTACTGCATAATACTCATTACTAATATCATAATATCCTTTGTGAATTTCTAGTATTTCTCCTGGTATTTCACGAATCTTTGCAGGCTTGTTCATAACCCTTAAAACGCCCTCATCATCAATGCGAACGTTTCTTAGGTTAGCTACCCCAGTGTAGTGACTATTTGCTATTCCATTTTTCCATTGTTCTGATGTTAATTGCATAGTTTTTATTAGTTAGTTTACTGCTTAGCTTGAGCTGTCATGTTAAATCCCATATACTTTAATATTTTGTTTAATTTCTGGGATAGAAATCTTATATACAATTTCCCCTTCTCTTTTTTGTTTTGTCTTTGTTGTTTTCATATAATTTTGGTATGTTACTTTTCTTCGGGTGTCATAAAATTATACTGACATTATTTGTAATCTAGTTCCGTTGTTATTCCCAATAATAGCACTTGTTGCTGAGTAATAAATTTCTACTGTATCGGAAGATGATAAACTTAATATTGCATTTGCATAAATAGTTTGACCGACCTTACTTGTTCCATTTTCCCAACCTGTAGTTACTTCTGCTGAACCATTTTTGTATATAATTAAATCACCTCTATCACCAGTATCACTAGCGTTACCAGTAATACTACATAAAACAGAATATTCCCCATCTGAGGGTGCTGTAAATGTTGAACTTGCAAAACTAGAATCTCTATCAATTACCTCTGTTCCAAAGATTACTTTAGTGATAGTGCTTATATTTTGTGTTGCTGACGATTTAGCAATAATTAAAGTATTTGCTCCACCTCCTGATGCGTCTTGCCATGTTGCTGTTGTTCCACCTGTAGCTGTAAGCACTTGACCTGATGTTGGTGCTGCTGATGAATTTACGTTTACGACTGTAGTAGCTGAACTCAATGCACTTGTTTGTGTTGCGTTTCCTGCAGTAAGACCTGCTGCTGTTCCTGTTAAGTTTGTAGCAACCCCTGATGCTGGTGTACCTAATTCTGGTGCTACCATTGTTGCATTATTAATAGTTGGAGCTGTAAGTGTTTTATTTGTAAGTGTCTCTGTTCCAGCCAAGGTTGATGCCTTATCAGAGCCTGTTACTGTTGACAATTTATAATCATGTGTTGTAGTTACTGCTGAACCATCAATACCTACCTTTGTTTCTAATGCTTCTATTGCATCGTTTGCGTTTGCATGCTGGTCTGCATGATTAACAACAGATACTTTGTCTGTAGCTGTTGGGTTTGTTAGTACGTCTTTACTTGTTGGAAAATTTGTTGCCATATTATAATAAATCTAAGTTAGTCCACTCTGTTAATGTCCCTAGTCCGTTATACCTTACAGATAATTCAGCTAAAGGGTCTACTGCTATATCATAAGAAAGATTATCTTGGTTATAAGTCCAAGTACCTTCTCCACCTTGCTGTAGGTTACTCCACTCCGTATTTCTAGAACTCATATTACAGAGAATTAGGTACAAAAGGTGTAAGTCGCCCACGTTTTCGTCTTGATCCGTAATACTTCTTAATTCGTACGATTATATCTTGTAATAGTGCATCCATTTTCTGATACGTTGCATTCATGTCAGCTTGACTTGATGCGTAATGTCTTGCATTCCATAATGGAATAAACTCATGATAGATTTCTGCAAATCCTGCTTCCTTACTTGTATCAGTTGTAGCAAAGTAGCTTGCTGGTCGTGAGAAATAGATTCTCATACCGTCTGCTAGGTCATAGTTAGGTTTAGGATATAAGAAAAGTGATTCCCCTACTTTCTCGTAATAGATAGGTGTTCCAGTCTCTTCTCCTAGTTCAGATATAGGTGTTTTAATATCAGACTCAGCAATAGGTATCATAACTGATGCTTTACCTTCTGCGTTATCAATCTCAAGCCGAGATACTGTTAAATGCTTTACACTCATTGTGTATTGCCCTTGTCCTGATACAACGTCAGTTACAGCAATAGGTAAGTCTGGGTGATTCTTGTCATCCCACTGCCATGAACCATCAACTGCTAATATAATAGATGTAAGCTCATCCAACGCTCTATTAGAGTGTCTTGTAAGTGCATCTAGCGAGTAATTGACAAAGTTAATGTCATTTTCAAAACCTAATAGGAATTGAGTCTCTTTTTTAATCTCTGTAAACGTCATATCTATATTATACCATGATATATCAATATAATTTTGTCAAACAAAAACACTTATTTTTCTAAGTGTTTAATCCATCCATTATCAATCTCTGCAATACGTTGTTTAAGGTCAAGTTCTGCTGCCTCTAATGTCTTTGGTTTATGGTCTGTAAACTCTACCTCTACTTTTCCATCTACGATTTTAGGTTGGCTGAATGTTTCATACTCTCCCTTTTTTTCCAATACAAGTGGAATGAAAATCTTTGCAATTTTTCCTCGTAGCTTTACACTGCCTTCAAGTTCTGCCTTGTTTTCTTCTTGGATTTCTTTCATTCTAGCTGTAAGTTCTGCTACTTCCTTTTTAGCACCCTTTAAACTTTCTTCAATCTTCAATTCCTTCTCTAGTAATGTTAATAGCTTTTTATTTTCAATAATCATACCATGTAATTATAACATATGTATATAGTTTGTGCAAATAAAAAAACCACCGAAGTGATTTGATTAATGCTTAGGCGGCTAGGTCGTATTTTACAACCAAGTCTTCAGCGTTGTTCCAAAGTGCTGATTTGAAGTATACATATGCTGCATATTCCATTCCAGTCTTTCCTGAAACTCCTTTTTCTTCTAGAGTTACCCCTTGTACCCCTGTACCAGTAGTTGAAGCTCCTTTAATTCCTGCAAGTGCAGTTGTCGCTGGAAGTGTTCCTCGTACTACATAAATTTCGTGTCCCATGTAATCTTTCCCGGTAAATCCGTTGTTTAGAACTGAGTCAGCGAAAGTAAATCCACTAAGTGCTCCTGCCTCTACGAACGCTGGCATTTGGTCAGCATCAATAATAAGGTATGAACCATTAAGTGAGTTTTCGTAACCTGCTAAGAATGCAGATAGTTTTGAAACTTCTTCAATAACGTTTGCTGCTGTAAATCCTCCAGTTACTGTAATAGTATTTGAAGCTCCTGCTGCAAGTTGTACGAATAGGTCTTTATCAATAGCTTGTGCAAGTTTTGAAGCTGCGATTGATAGGTGTTTTGATCCAAGATCGAAATCTGAGAATACTTCCTCAAAGTTTCGGATATGGAATGAATAGATAGCTTCATCTGTAACTGTTAGATTGTCGTCTACAGTTGTGATATCTGCTGGTGTATATCCTCCAGTCATTGGTGTGTTCAATGTAACTGCTACAGCGTCTGTATAAGGATTTTCAATAACTTTAACTCCTGACTTAAATTCAGAAATTCTTTTTGCAACAGTCATTGACTCTAGATTCATTTGCAAAACGCTTTCTTTTGCTTCCTGAGTGAATGTTGTTGAACTAATTGTGTTTGCCATAATTGGTAATGTTTAGTAAGTTTAATAAATAAATAATTTGTTATTTACCACCTCGTACTCGCTTCAAGTCTTCCTGTGTTCCTTTCCCTTCCATAATACGCTTTCGTACTTGTTCAAGATTTTCTGTTACAGAACGACCACGCTTAGATGCTCCAACAGTTGCCTGTTTTGAAATAGCTTCTTTAGCTTGCTTGTCTTTCCAGATAGTAAAATATTCTGAGTTACGTGCATCAATTAAGTCCATATCTTCCATAGCAGCAATTTTCTTAAGTTTTTCAATCTCATCTGAGGTTACTCCGTTAAAACGTAGTAAATCAATTTGAGAGTCAAACTTGTTAGTTGTTTTCTGTGGCTTAGATGTTTTCTTTTTAGAGTTTTGCTTACTTTTTACGATAGCTCCCTCTGCTTTTAATGCTCGTGCTTGCCAATCAACCCCCTCTGAGCCATCTTGGTCTTCTTCTTGTAAATCTTCTTCGTTATCTTCGACTTCATCTACGATGTCATCTTCAATTACTTCTGATTCGTTAAATTCGTTTTCTTGTGACATAAACGCTAAAATGTTTTAAATGGATATAATGCCTCCACTGGCGTTTTTAAATGTATTTATTCAGTCGAACTATACTAAACGACACGCTGTCTACTTTGCGATTTTCTTCATCTTTAGGAAAGCAGAATCAAGTGCTAAATATGCTCCTTGCAATCCTGAACCATCTTTTCCTACCTTGCTATACTCTATTGACAACTTGTCAATCTCACTCTCTAGTATACCACGGATTTCATTTCTCATGATTTCGTTATTATAAAATTTGATTGTTTCCTTGTGCATTTTGTTCTACTGAGTTAATGGTTGGTATATCTCCTTGCCCCTGTGATGCCCCTAATTGGCTCTCTACGGGCTTTTTAGCTGATGGTGTACCTAATCCATATTCGACCATAGAAACTCCAGCTAGACGGGTAATTTCTTTTACAAGATTTGGTACTGTCTCTGGTGGGAATGCTCCTGACTGGTCTTGCATTGCCATTTGTAATAGTGAGTTTAATGTTTCAAGTTTAGCTGCTACATTCTCTTCTTCACCAGTGATATCAACACGAATATTGTCAATAGCTTCTTTCAAGTCTCCTTTTTTAATATCTAGGAATTGAATTTCTTTCTTTGGTAAGTTATCTTTAACTTCTGCAATCATTTCTTGATATGTCAATGGGTCAAGTTCTCTTCCTGATTCCAAGATGTCCTGTACTTTTCTATTAGCAATAGATAAAGCGAATCGGTCATGAATAATATCAATCTCTTGTGCTGAGAATCCAGCCTCAAGAATAAAGTCTTTATCAATACCTTTTGCAACTTCAGGTAGAATCCACTTAGTTATAACCTTAGATCCAAGGCAAATTCCTTTTTTTTCTCTTCTATAGTCAAAGATTGAACTTGCTTGTTTAGCTTGTAGCAATCCTAATCGGTATGAAAGCCCTGATGTAGTTTCTTCCCCTGTTACAGAGTCAAATGCTGACATAGTAGCCTTATAAGAGTCTTGCCATGAATTAACAGCACTTGGTAAGAACTGTAATGAGTTAGATGTAGTATCTAGGTTCTTATATGTCTTACCTGAACGTACTAGCAATGTATCACCACGTTTCTTTTCAGTTAGAACGTTTAAGTCACCAATCTCTTCATCATCAGTTACCATAAGTCCTATAGATGCAAGTTCTAATGCTCTACGTTCTAGAATCTTATATAGGTTTACTTCACCCTGTGCCTCTTTACCTTCTTCAACAACTCCTAAAGCCCAGCCTACTCCTAGACGTTTTTTACGACCATCATAGATATAATTTGATTCTTTAATTTCCTCTTTAAATAAAAGTACCCCTTTATTCTCTTCACCACCTCCAATTACAAAGTAATGTTGTAGTGAATAACCTTTTGGAGCTTCTTCATCTGATTCTAGCTCATCTTCCATGTATACAGCTTTAGAGAATTGACCTTCAACCTCTAGAACTTCAATTACATTAGTATTTCCCTTGTCTTTATCTTCTCGTTGCTGGTCTAGGGCTTCAAGTGCCTCATCAATAGCTTCATCAATCCAAATACCACGCTTTGATTCTAATTCAAGTGACGTCATATAGTGAGATTCAACCTTAGCACCATTTTCAATATCAAATTGGTCAAATGCAATAGATAACCAGTTTACAATGGAAATGTCTAGCTTCCCGTTCTGATCGTAAGAACGTTTGAATAGAACATTACCATATCGTGATAACATTTCTCCATACTCATTAAGCGTTTCAGCAAAGTTCATTTCCTTAAACATGTTGTGCATGTACTTTGTTGCAAGCATTGCCTGAACCTCAAACTCTGGACTTGTAGGTCGTAAGATAATGTCTTTAGTGTCAATATCTGTTGCTCTTATCTCTAGGTCTACAATCTGATTAACAATATTAAAGAAAGGTTTCTTTCCCAACTCATCAGTATCACCTGATAAGTATTTAGATGCACTCATAAAGGTAATAAATGCAATCTCTTTCCTTGTATCGTATTGATATTCAATAGAACTATTGTCTAGTTCATATGTATCAACATGTATTGGTTGTTCAAAATGCGACTTAATGTCGTCAATCTCTCTAAATAGTTTCATATACAACCATTATACCATGGTATGGGTATTTCGATTTGTCAAACAAAAAACCACTAAGGGTTTAATGTTTAGTAGCTTTTCTAGGTGATCGCCCGATTACCTGTCTTTATTATAACACACATTTAACAAAATCACTAACTTCAATACTATGGTATAATAGATAGGTAACACAATTTAATATAGTGACAAGTGATGACGATGGGTTTAATTAATGAAACGTCTTAAAAGATACAGCTATTCGCCCGATACTGTACGGCATATATACCACTCTTGGTTATATGTTTAAGTGATTTAGCTTTTTTAGCTTACATCGAGTTTAAACAGATGTGTTGAGGTTAAAGTTTAGTACCAGTTCTGCTCTTTAGCAGGATTGGGTACTTTTATACAAGAAAAGGTTAAAGTAATTAAGACTATAAGATATGAATATAGAGAGAAGGGAGTGTGGTTATAAGGATTGTAATGAAATCAATAAGGTTTACTATCATTTATATAAAAATGCAACAAAACATCTAACAATGAGATGTAAAATTCATGGTTATGTTACTATTCAATATGAAAATGGATTAGATATACCTTGGTATGACCAGAGTAAACCAGAAATATTTGCAGAAATAAATGAAATAAAAAGAGTACAAAAACAAGCTATTAAACAAAAGCGATTGTCAAGGCGGATCAATAATAATAATAAAAGAACAACAATGTCAGCAAGCCAACTACTGTCAATGTAGTTTTTTTGTTTACCTTTATTAGAAAAAAACACTCTTAGGAGAGTATTTCTATTAGCTGATTAGTTACCTCTTGTGTTTGTGTTTCAGGTGTTTTGGATAGGTCGTATTTAATAGATTCATGCTCCTCATAAGAAATATATAAATTTTTACCTAACAAATCTATAAATTCTAATTCTAATTGTGGTAATGCCCTCAATAGGTCTTCCAATGTAGATGGTTTACCGAGGTTTTGCCATTTACCCATAGAATCATCAAACCTAAATGATTTAAACAATTTGTATGTGCCATCAAAACCTGTGTATTGTGTAAAAAATCCTTTTTTTTGAAGTTCTAATACTGTACATAATCTTTCTCCGTAATCTTCATCTTTATGTAAAACCTCACAACCAAACTCCAAAGGTATATCTATTCCTGTACCTGAACAGATTTTGCAATCACCATTATGTTGTTCACATTCTTTAGTACAAGGGCTATATTCTTCCCCTGTTTCAATATCTGTAGGAACGTGTCCTCCTGCATGTTCACATAGTGAGTATCCATCCCCCCCCACAATCCCCACAAGTATGGTTTATCTTCTGTATTGCTTTTCTTAATGTATTCATACCCTTACTATATACTATAGGTAAAATAAAAGCAAGCTATCGTTTATTGACAGCCTGCAAATATTGTTCCATAGTTGGAGTTCGTGTACCTAACTTTATAAAGGTTTGTTCAACTAACTCTTTTATATCATCATTTGTAAGTTTATCCTTCACAGCTTGTACATGTATTAGGGATATCTTCTTGTTCTCCTGCCTTATCTTCACTAGTAAATGGGTCTTCGTAATCTTGATCTCGCATTACCCTATTGTATCACAGATGGATTCAGTTACAAGCCTCCAAACGTATTAACTTTAGCTTGACGTTTCTTATATCTCTTCCATTCTTTAACTGGATCTTTACTTGAATGAGCATAATCCTTTACAGCCCAAGCAATACATACAGCAATCAATAAGTCAAAGTGTCTAGTAGCTAATGCTTCACCATTGTTTTCTAGGTCGTTAAAGCTAAATGACTTCATCTCTCGTAGAACGTCAACATCATAAATCTTAATCAATCCCTCGTTAAATGCAGTTCTAAACTTATACAACATATCAGGTTTTGTCTTTGAGTTAGTATGCCATCCTAGTATTTTCTTAGGTGTAGCTGAATGCATAGCCATAGTTCTGTCCTGGTAAACATTAGAGTATATATTCTTCAATGCGTCAACTGTACTTAATCCAATACTATTACGTTCAGGAGCTACTAGACATCCACCATACTTGTTCCCAGCTCTTGCAATCTCATGTGCAAATATATCAGGAGCAATCCTATTGTTATGATACGTTGCCACAAGTTCACCTGTTGTCAAGTTAAACGCTGCAATAGTAGAACTATCTCCACCTCCCCCACCTGCAACATCAGCACCAACATCATATCTATGACCTTGATAAAAGTCTTTCCATACCTTAAGTCCTGCTTCATTTCTAATAGGTTCAATTACGGTTTTTAGTTGCTCATCTACTAGGTCTAAGTCAAAGAACTTGTCATCCTCTCGGCTTGGGTCACACAAATACTCTGAAAACCAGTATTGACTATCCACATTTAATGCGATTACTTTCTCTAATGGAAATCTATCAGCCCATGTAGGCTTTGCATCTACGAGCTTTTTACCATCATATACACAATCTGTAGCAATAGCCCATACCATTTCTGTAACTGAACCCTTACTCGCTATCATCTCTACGCTTCCATATTCTGAAATGTAGTTGGCTGTACATATGTAACTACCATCTGGACTCATACCATCTATAGCCTCCTCGATCTTATCCATTACAGATTGAGTTACCACGGCACTCTTGATACTTTCTCTATCCTCAATATCATCAAACCATATAAAATCAGGTCGATAGCTCTCAATACCTTGGTTATGTCCACGCTGTGTCTGTCCTACTGTACCAGCTGTGAGCTTAACATCTGACTTCATGGTAAAACTTCCCATAGTTTCCTCACGCTTCTTGTCACCCTCTTTGGCAAATAGATCACCGAATACAGGTTTAATAACCACTAAAGCGTTGTATACATCAGTTACCACCTGTTTAGAGTTCTTTAAATCCTTTGATAGTACCTTATTGTACATACGTCTCACATCTCTTGAGTCACAAGCTAATACAAATACCATTACTAACTTCATGATCGCAGTCTTACCACAACCACGAAACCCCTTAATAAGGAAGTTTTGTTGCCCTAAGTATGACTTAATGTAATGCTTTGTCAATACCTCATGTAGTTCTACACTTTTAGAGTTAAATGAAGTAGGGAAAAAATACCTTGTAAAGTATACATACTTCTTGTACATCATGTCAACATCATCTTTCTCTGTGAAGCTAAACAGTTCTCTTTTATCCGCACTTGACCCATCAAATAGTATGCTTTCTATAGTTTCATTCATTACTCCATTATACCATTAAAAAAGACCCTAGTCTAATAGTGCCTTTCTAATAGCTTCCTTACGTTCATCTGATAACTCATCAGTTATAACCTCAGCCATAGTCTCTGTCCTTAAGCTAAAGTCATTCTTCATCTTACGTTCAGCCCACCATTTAGTGGTTTCTTTTTTCTTATCGTTCTCATCAGTTTCGCTTGCAATTTGTTGCTGTAGGTTGCTCATAGCCATACGATTTATAGCGTTTTCCCAGTTTTGCAGTTTCATTCCAAGTGCTTCATCTGCTTTTACCCAGTTAGATAATGTTCCCTCTGCTAATCCTATCATTTTACAAGACTTTGCTCGTGAAAATCCAAGTTCAAGGCTATCCTTTAAACTTTGAATGATAACATCTTTTTGTTCTTTTGTAAATGCTTTTCCCTGTGCCATATCTATATTATACCATGTTATTGTCGCTTGTGTAATTTACCCTCATAATATACGTCTCTCCTTATAATCTCCAGCTCGAAGATTGTTTTGTCTACCCACTCTGGCTTTTTCTTTTTTATCGCAACTGCTATTAGAAATAATATGTTATTTTCCATGCGTTTATTATAACATTTTTACATCAACCATGCAAAAAACCACTTTACGTGGTCTTAATACTCATCAGATAGTGTTGGCATACTCATTCTGTCTAGAAAATCTAATACTCTATGTGATTCTTTTGTAAAATCTGACGCTACAGCCTTTCTAATTCTAAAAGGTAAGTTTTGGTGATGTTTTAAACTTGTACCTGAATGTCTATTAAAAGACGCATAGCCTCTATAATCTGAATTTATCTTATAATACATTAGTCCTGACTCTGGGTTTGAGTTTGACATAATGCTTGATACATAGATTTCTTTATTCATGGTCTTGGTTTATTAAATTAATATGTTCTTCTCTCCATTTAACAAATTGTTTAATACACATAATAGAAAGTGAATCTAACATCATTTTGTGCATTGTTTCTTGTGTTTTATAATCTTGCCACATCCTCTCCCTCTCTTGCTGTAGTTCTTGTTTGATGAAGTTAATTACTGGACTTGCTAATATGTTGTTTTTACATACCCAACCTCTTCCATCTTCATGAGTCATAAACTTTTCTCTGAACCTCTCCTCTAGTGTTGTTTGGTTATTATTCATACTACTTAAATGCTCTTGCTATGTAACTAATAAAGTAAGGTGCTACTAATGCTACTGCCTCGAATACTACTAATGTTTCTAAATAGTCTACCTCTAGCTTTGTAAATACTGTGTAGATTACGAATATCATCCAGAAGAATACTCCTGTAAATGCTCGTGTAATTGTTTGTTGAAATGTTTTGTTCATGTTATTTGTTGTTAATTTCTGTTAAGTCTTTAATAATATCTTCTACATATTCTCCCTCGTGGTCTGGCCAGTCATCATGATGTATACCATCTTCTGTCATGTTTTCTGCTGCTAAATCTTCTATGTCTGTAAATATCTTTGCTAATGTCATAATAATGTTGATTAACGTATCGCTGAATTGCTTTACTCCTTAACTATACTCCAAAAGAAAAAGCCTGTCTAGTGACAAACTATTTAATCTGTGTTGTTATTTAACTGCGTCAATCCGAGCCTGTGCAATTTTACAGTACTCTGGGTCTAATTCTATTCCTATAAAGTCAAAGCCCTCTAGTACACAAGCCTTACCTGTTGAACCTGATCCCATGAAAGGGTCTAGTACAGTTCCACCTACTGGTGTTACAAGGCGTACAAGGTATTGCATGAGTGCTGTTGGTTTAACTGTTGGGTGGTTGTTGGCATTTATTGTTTTTGGTCTTCCGTCTGATTCAAACACATCGAATGAACTTGCTTCTCTTTTTTCTTGACTAGCCCATGTTTGTTTCTCCTCAAACTCATCCAACCCCTCATTCCTATCTTTCTTTGAAGCCTTGGCACAATAGAAATACCTAGCTGCACTACCTCCTAAATCATTATAGCCACCTCTTTCAGAGACTGTTTCCTCTGCTTTATTGTCTGCTCGTGGAATTGGTTTACCTTTCCCTCCTGATTTACTTGGTGCTGTATCAGGAAACAACCCCACCACCTCATCACTTCCGTCATGTATGAAGTTTGCAGGGAATCTGCCAGTTTGCTTTGGTCTTTCAAATTCCTTTCTTTTACTTTCATAAAGCCTAACACATTCTCCCACTATTGAGTCAAATAGTATTCTATCTCCATCATTAATTTCAGGTAACTTGCACCAATTATATACTTCAGGTGATTCAAGATTTTCTTTTAACTCTGACCAAACATAATCCTCATCATCTAACCATTTTTTAATTAAATCTTTATGTTCGTTTTTGTACCAGTATTTCTCTCCATGATAATCAACCTCTGACATATCAACGTCAGGTGCTGAACCCGCACTAGAATTTGATGTACATTTCCCTTGTGGTGTTGCACTAGCTTTATCTGCTTCTCCTTGATATTCCACCCTACACCCATCAATATTTATCCCACCTGTTCCCCACTCTATTACATTCTTAGCAATAGTCTTTTCAGATAAAGGTTTTCTTGCTACTACAATAGGTTCATGTGCAGGCTTTAGTGCTGTACCCCAGCCTTCGTATGGTGATGAGCCTTTGGTATCAATTACAATATTTGTACCACTTCCTGCATCTGAATTTCCTCTTCCTGACTTTCTTGATGCCATTGCAGAACCAGTAATTCTTTCTCCAACAATATCCCTCTCATTCCCCTGCAACTTATCAACTGACTTTCCTATGTTATGCGACTTAGGAAATCCTGAACCATAAACCCACATAATCTGGTCACGAATCTCAAACCCAGCGTCTTCAACTGCAGAAGCTAATCTGTGATATGTTCTACTTCCACCGAAAGCAAGTAAATATCCTCCTGGTTTTAACACTCTTAATACCTGCTCCCAAAGTTCAACATTATATTCTATTCCACTACCATCCCACTCTTTGCCCATAAATCCTTTTGATGACTTTGGTAAAGCACCATCTGTTCCAAGCCTTTTTACAATACTAACAAGTCCATATGGTGGATCACAAACCACTGCATCAATACTATTAGCTGTTGCTCTTTTTAATACTTCTAAACTATCTCCGTTTATTATTTTCATATACATAGATTATAGCAAAATAAAAAACACTATGCAAGTGCTTAATCTCTTGGAAAACCCTGTAGCCTCTCTAACTGTTCTTCGTAATAAACTTTATTAGTCTTTATAGTCTCTTGCTTTTTCCGATACAAGTCTTGAAACCATGGCAATCCATTTATCTCTACAATCCTAGATGCCCACAAACTTTCATTCATATGCAACATAAGATGGCAATGATTACATAATGGAATAAGATTATCAATCTCGTATCTAAGTCTATTTGAGCTTGCCTTGTGTACATGGTGATGGGCTACCTGAGTGTCATATGTACACTTTTCGTTGCCTAGTGAGCCATTTAGAAGGCATACAGGGTACATGTACTTTATAATGGGAGATAGTAGTTTATCACATTTAGCTTGTAGCTTTGAGATTTCTGACTTTCCTTTTTTTCTAATAGGCGAACGTTTCATTCCTTTATTATACCACTAAAACATTTCTTCTACAAGTTTTGCTTTCTCTAACTCTTGCTTTCTAATTTCTAATATAGGTTGAACGTCTATGTCTTCCAGTTCAATCACGTTGTAAACTTTTCCGTCCCAATGATACACAAACCTAGTACACTCTGTACCTACTAGAACCTCGTAAGTCTTAGCTTGCAATCGAACCTTGTTTAGGTTGTTTACTTTTACCTTATTTAATGGTTTAATAAAGTTACCTTTCTTACCTGGTTTCAGGGTATCGTTAGTCTTTATATCAGCAATAATATTTTCCGTAACTGAATAAAGGTCAAGCGTTCCTCCTAGTTCGTACTCATGGTTAAACACTCTATGCTCTGATAACCACTTTATGTGTCCAAATTGTTTATCAAACTGCCTAACTGCCTTTAGTAAATGAGGTTGTGTTGGCTCTATCTGATACTTTAACCATAGCTCTACTGACTTGTGTATAGAGTTACCATAATCTATAGCTATATCACGCTTTAAATCCCATTCGTTAAGTATTTCATTCTTATCCCTACCTGATTTCTTAGCTACCATATGTGATACCATGTTTGCATTAAATGGTCTTTCATACGTTCCTATCAGTTCAGTTACAGACATGAGCTTTCGGTCATCTATGTAATATTCGTGCTTAACTGCATCAAATCGTGAATTGCTCATATTATTCTGGAAGTTCCAACTCTAGCCCATCTTTAGCAAGTTTATTAACCCATAATTCTATGACCATGTCAATATCTTGCGTAGTATACTTAGTAGTTGAATCTTTTTTAATTACTTTGGCTGTTAATTGTTTAGTAATCGACTTTACTATCTCTGGTGTTACTTCTATCTCAAATGTTTCAGCTATAAGTTTCTGAACCGTTATACCTGAATCATTACACTTTTCTGCTATCTGTTTGAATATAGCGTGCATGAGTTTATTTTGAGGATTTGTTCTTTGCATAATACTTTTTTAACTCTTTCCAATACTCTTTGTATCTCTCTGAGTAACTAAAGTAGTTTTTACTATAGTTTCCAATCATGCGTACAGACCTATCATCTAGCTCTACACCAAGACTAGATGTAATATACTCACCATCAGTAAGCTCATCTAACATTTTAATTTCAGCACCCATGTATTCAATAAACTGCTCATAAGTTTCACCATCCTTAACTTCTGATTGAATTATTAAATCAATATAACTCTTTAATCCATATATTATGGTTTGTAAATCTTCTGGTGTAAATTCTATTGTATGTGTTTTTATTTTCATATCAACACCCCTCTACGTTAATCAAACAGGGGCATTGACACAAAAACAAATTTGTGCTGTAGTTTAGAAAGGTATTTGATCAAGTGAGTCTTCCTCTACTGGAATTTCTTGACTTTGCGTTTCCTCTGCTGTAACTTTTTCTACTTTCCATGCTCGTACATCTGCAAAGAATTTACCTTTCCATTCTGACGTTGCTAGGTTAAATGTAACTACTACTTCTGTACCTACTGCGTACATCTTTGCAAAGTCATCAGCGTACTTAACATTTTCTCCATTCTTGAAATATGAGAAGTTTCCTACTTGTGGGTATTCGTCTTTATCTTCTGTTACCTGAAACTTTAGAGATGCCCATTCTTTACCTGTTTTTTTTGATGTCCCTTTTTCTACGTCTTCAATGTGAGTAATCTTTCCTGTAAATGTTAATTCGTTTTTATTTTCCATGTATATATTTTATCATTAATTAATAAGTTCTGCAAGTTTGTCTAGTCTATCGTTAAACAGAATAGATGCCTTTTCTTTTTTATAAGCTAAGCTGCCAAACTTATGTTGCTCTTGCTCTGACTCTAACTCTTTTTGCAAGTTAGCCATGGCTCTCCAAGCTATACTTGTTGATGTTCGTAAACCATCTTCACAAAACTTTTCCCCTTTAGCTAGGTCAATAATATGCCGAGCCAATGCGTCTTTTTCGTCTGTAGACTTTGCCCTATCCCAATGAACAGGTGTATTAGGGTTATGCTTTTCGTTAGCTTTCCAAGAATGATTTGCTACTGCCATTACAGCATCAGGAAAGTATTTTAAGAAGCCTTCGTATACTGGGTATGTTTTTCTTT